AGAAACAGGTACACGTGGCGCAGTGCATGGTTGATCATGTCTGCTGCCGGCATGCCTTGCTCCCAGTTGAAATCGCCGTACTTCTCTGCGCCCTCTGCGCACGCTGCCGCCACCGCAGCCAGCCCGATCGGTGAGACAAGGTCGTACCTGGTCCCTTCCGCATCGCGTGACCGCACCGCTCCACTTCCGAACCGCACGCCGCTGTCCTCCACAGTTTTCATTTCGCTAACTCCAGGTACCTTTCTTCGAACAACTTCTTGGCCTGCTGCCAACAGTACGGATTGATCGGGCCGGCCATCGGCTCGACTTTGATTCCCCAGTCGTGGTCGCACGTAATCAGGTCGCGCTTCTCTGCCATGAGTGCGCGCTTGTCGGCGAGCTTGACTTCATCTGGGATTGGGTACGGGAGGTGGAAAGCCTTCGCGATCACTCTCTGAAAGTTCTCCTCGAGCAGCACGTAGTCCGGGAGCATGGACTTGAGCGGGCTGGCTATGTCGCCGAGATACGCTTCGCTGGCGTCGTGCAGCAGCCCCCACATGGCGTGCTCCGGCGGGCAGATCTTGCTGACCATCACGCTGTGCTGAGCCACTGAGTAGGGAGTCTTGCTGTGCCCCGTGAAGCGATTGAGGATCGACAGGGCGTGGGCGATGTCGGGCAGCCGTACGTCGTCCACAGAGAACTCGGAGAGGTCGATTAGTTTGCCGGTGAATGTCTGCATGGTGGTCTTGTTCATGTCGGGTCCTCGCACACGAGAGCGTCGATCGGGTGAAGCTCGGCCTGCGGCACGAAGTACGCCTCACCGTAGTTACCCCAGTTCGCCTTGTATTTCTCCGCCTTTGCGTCACTCGCCCTCATGTAGCCCTTGACGTCAAACTCCGCCGGGCCGCCGGTCACGAGAACGAAGATGTCGTCGTCGTTGTCGTTGTCCCGGACGATCAGGTCGTAGTTGCTCTTGGACCTGGTGCGGATCTGGATGTGCCCACCGACATCTCCGCCGGTCTTGAAGGTGTTGACGCTGCCAGACCAGTAGCGGTTGGTCGCCTTAGCGAACGCGACCTCTCCGCACGCGCCGAGAATGTGGATGTGCCAGTCGCTTTCGCCGATGGGCCTTGCGTTTTGCAGTCCCTTTCGCATTGCTTCGACGTTTCTTGATACTCCCACCAGCGCTGCCCGGCTGATCTCGTACCACTCCAGGTTCACTTTCATCCTTCTTCTCCTTCTCGAGACGAATCCATCCGTCCTCGTCCGGTATGGGACTGCCCAAGTCCTCTTCCTCTTCCTCGTCGTGCGGCCACGACTTGGCGTTCATCACAGCGCTCCAGAAACCTGCTGCACGAAACGCCTGATGTCTTCCAGAGGAAACGTGACGAGCCACTCTTGGCCGTTCTTGCGGTGCAGCACAACGGGGCACAGCTCTCCGCACTGCTCGAGCGACTTCTCCATCACGGCAGTAAGGTTGATCACCTGCGTCCGCTTCACCTCCAACCACAGGTGTGGAGTGCCGGGACTTATGAGGTCACTGGCCGACTCGGTCCCTGAGTGCTGCTGGCTGCGCCGGGCGTGAGCGTTCGGCAACAGGCGGTTCCACTCAGAGGCGGCTTCGAGCTCGCCATTCTTTCCCTTCTGTCTGCTGTTGATAGCCATGCGTACTAGCTCCTGTGGGATTCCGTGCTTCCTGCGCCACATGAAAACTCTGAACGGATACCTCTCAGGCCCGTAGCCGAGATGAACTTTGTGACGCAGCGACGCCAGAAACTCTGGGTCGTAGTTGGCGTCGTCGGTTTCTCGCTTGGCGGTGAGGCACATGCCCTTAGTGAGGTTGTCCTTGCCTCCGAAGTGCAGGCCTTCGTGGCACCAGTGGCAGAGCCGCAGCAGGTTCCTCCTGTCGTTCTTCCGACCTGCGCCGCCTTGCAGGTGGTGGATGTGAACCCCCTCCGTGCGGCTCCAGCACACCGCACAGAACGGGTACTCTTCTGCGAAGGTCGATAGTTCTTGACGCCCATCACTCATTCTCCTCTCCGTCTACAAGTTGCCTGGTGCGCAGCCACACAGCTGCTGCTGAAAGCCACGCCGCCATCGAAGAAACGTCCCTGTGATTCGTCAGCTGCACAGCCCCGTTGACGTCGATGATCACGCTCGTGATTGGCTTGCAGTTCTCGGCCCACGATCCGGGCTCGCCGACGCCCATGAACTCGCTCCCGCTGTCGGGGATGCAGCCGACCACCACCTGCGACCCGAAGTCGTCCGTCACCCGCAACATCGAGACCTCATCGAATGTGGCCATAGTGCTAGTACCTAAGGATCTGCTCACTGTTTGAAGGCTCGCTGCGGGTGGACGGCGACTAATCCCCAGCCCGAAGGCTAGGGTTAGCCGCCACCTGCCCACTGTTCGTTAGGACGCAGTAGGGGTGTCCTCCTTGCCGCAGGGGCGGAGGCATGAGTCCTGCTTATCGGGCATCCTGCTGCCCGCGTGACTTGGCCCTGACTCTTGCGGCTGGCCTACCCACTGTCGTCACGATCCCTTCTGGTCGTGGGTCATGCGTCTGCGTGCCAGAGGTTGCCCCAACCCACGCAGCCGTTCGTGTTGTCATCGCTTCACTCGCCGGCGTCGCCCTCCCGAAAGCTCTGTAGGAACTCGACGAAGGTGCGATACGCCTTGCCCGCGAAGCTGCGAGAAGTAGCAGTAGGTAGACGATCCGGCGTCTCGTACTGAAACGCAGACCACCTGCCGCCTGTCGATGTGGACCCCGAGAAAAGCGTCCACCATAGATCGGTCGTAGTCGTTTCTCCGGCGCTTGCCCATTCGAAGTCGGACATGGTCCCCAGCGGTTCCGCTAGCTCCGGTAGCCTTGACCTGCAGTCGCCAGCATCGCGATCGGTCGTACGCGAGCAGGTCGCATCCGTCGTCCACGATTGGGATGGCGACCATGAAGCCATGACGTAGGAGATGCTCGACGGCGATGGAGACCCCCAGCTCTGACACGATTCGCGAATCACGAACCACCTCCTTGAGCGCTGAGCTCTCGGCTCTGGATCTCCGCTCCGATCGCCCGGATGAGAGGGCTGGCTTTCTTCTGCTTGCCATGAACAGCCTTGAGGTAGCCGGTCGGCAAATCGCGAATGAGCTCGCCCTTGTAGGGCCCCCATAGCATCCTCCACCCGCGCCGTTTGCGCGACTCCAGTGGCCGGGAGAACGGGTCTCGGGAATCGTGGTCGAAGGTCATGCCGACGATCAGGCGCTGGCGCTTCTCCTTCAGCTCGGCAGCCGCCAGGAGCCGCTGCTCCTCGTCGATCCGGTCCTGATCTTTGGACTCCTCGACAACGTCGGACCCCTCCTCCATCTTCGCCATCATGCGCAGGCGCCGCTCGATGTTCTCCCTGCTGGCGGCATCCAGAACATCCAGGGCGTTGACGAGCTGGATGGCTCGGCTGGAGTCCGTTATGTCGTAGATGTTGAAGTGCGGCTTGGCGCTGCCGGCGATGGCCGCGAGGCGCTCCTCGACCGTCATGTCGTTGCGGACAGTTCCAGGCAGAGCCCTCGTTCCGCGCCCGATTCGTTGCTCGTACTTGGCGATGGACTGCGTTGGGGCGGCGTTGTAGATGTTCCGGAGCTCCGGGAAATCCCACCCGTACGCCAGGACGCCGACGTTGCAGATGATCTTGGACTGGCCGGAAGTGAAGGCGTCCATGTGCGCCTTCCTCTCCTCGTCCGGCTGCTTGGAGTGAACGAGAGAGACCTTGCGGCCGTATCGGGTCAGCACTTCAGCTACGAGCTTGGCCTGCAGGACGGAGTGGCAGTAGACCGCAGAAGGCTCCAGGCCCTTAGACGTCTGCAGAACCAGAGACGCGATCTCTTGCACGGCGTGCTCGGCCGTAAGCACAGCCTCCAGCTGAGCCTTGTCCCACTCATGCGCCACCTCCTCAATGATGCTGAGGTCGATACTCTTTACTTCGCTCAGGAACACCTTCGGGCGCACGAGCCAGCCTTCGTTGATTGCGTCCAGCAGCGAGTAGCTGAAGCACGGACGGTTCCAGTACGGTAGCGGCCGACCCTTGCCCTTGTACGGCGTGGCGCTGAACCCAACGACGAACGCGCCCTGCTCCTCGAAGTGCCGCAGGATCTTGACCATCGACGGCGTGATGCCGATGTGGCACTCGTCCACCATCACGAGCGAGGTGCCCTCGAAGGCGCGGCTCTTGTAGCGCGAGCGAGAAAGCAGGGAGTCCTTGCTTGCAACGACCACGCGCCGCTTCAGTCCCAGCACGTACTCCGCACGCCTCTGGCCCTGCTCAACATCCACCGGCTCGTCCAGCCACTTGCCAAGATTCCCGTGCAGCTGGTTCAGGAGAGTGAGCGAGGGGCTGATTACTACCGGCCGCTTGGCCACCGAGCACAAGTCGGCCATCATCAAGGACTTACCGCTACCGACGGGGCTGCAGACGACGGCGTTCTTGGCCCCAGACTTCGCAGCCTGGACGACGGCATTCCTGGATGCGACCTGATACGGACGGCGATCAATCATTTCCGCCTCCGCTTCTTCTTGGGGCGGGGGCGTGACTTCACAGCAGCCTTTGCGGCCTGCTCGATCTTCGCCTCGACGATCACCGGAACCTCAGGCTCCGGCTTGCGCTTCAGCAGGTCCTCCAGCATCCCGCCGAGAATGTCGATCTCGACCATGAGCTGCGGAACGATGTGCAGGATGAGACGTCGCAGCTGCTTGGAGTCGAATGTGTTCGACTCCTGGATCGCAGCCACCAGCGTCCGGCACAGTTCAATCAGTTCGTTGTTGACCATGACTCATCCTTGAGTGTGCGGTGCCCCTTGTGCCGATAGCTGAGGGGCGCAGCCATGTGGAGGCGGTCGGCACTCCGTGCGTACTCACGTTGCTGCTGCGGCCGGTGTGCGGGCCGCTTGGGACTTCGGTGCGGTTGCGGGCTTGGGCTTCACCGCAGCCACCTCGATAGCTGCAGCCGCGAGCCTCACGAGCGCTTCGCGCGACAGGGTTCCTTCCTGCACGCGCTTCTCTGCCTTTGACAGAATGTCTGCCCGCTCTTCGTCGGTCTTGGCCTCGCGGAGCTTGGCCATGCCGATCTTCTCGATGCGGGCCTCGTCCTCGACGTTCGCCACTGCGGCTGCGCGAGTTGCGGTCTCGCCGTCGTCCTCGTCCTCAGCTGCAACACCGACAATCGCAGCCAGCGCAACCCGCTTCATGTACGTCGCTGTCGCCGCATACTGCTGCGGGGGCAGGTTCGTCTTGATACGGTTGAACGAGCGGACGAACTGGCCGGACTCGTGGTGCAGGGTCGTGACGAGGACGTCGTGGTTCTCGTCGTAGATGAAAAAGCTCTGCCCGAAAGCCAGTCCATGCTGCGACAAGGGCTCTCGGATCGTGTCGATCAGCGTGGCCAGATCGGCGTACATGCCGAAGTGGGACTTGCTGGTTCTCGGCGCGTTACGAAGAGCGCCAAGAGCCTTAGATTGTGCGGAAAAAAGATCCTTCAGCTCGGGGCTGCTGGCTGGCCATTCGGCTACTACGCTGCTCATGTGTTCCTCCACAGAACGTGAGCCGGAACAGGGAGTTCAACAACCTCGCCGTGCTGGTCCGGCATCCAGTAGTCGAGGTCCATGCGGACGCGAATGTCCGCAAGAGATTTGGCGAGGATCCTGCGGCCTTCGGCCACGAGTTCCTGAGGCAGCGTGACAACGTGGCACTGATGCGGCGGCAGCGTGCTCACGACAATGAAACGGAGGGGGCGGGCCTCCATACCCACCGCCTCCATCCCACTCTGGTAGTGCGCGTCCTGCGCGTGGTACCCGTAATCCAGTACGGACTTCCAGAACGACGAGAGAATGTCCATCTCCCTCGTCGTCTTGAGGTCGACCCACAGATCCTCCGTGCAGAGATCGGGCCGACACCGCAGCAGGTCCCCCTCCTGAGACCTCCAGCGAATACTGAGTTCGTGATCGACTGCAGCCTCGATGAGATCCATCGCGGCGCTGTGGTTCTTGATCGCCTCTACCTCGCGCTGGATCTGGCGCAGCTCGCGGGCAGAGATGAGCGTCTGGTCGGGGGCGTGTTCCGCCGCCCACTGGCGGGCCTTCTTCCCGATCAGGCCGGTCTCGGTCAGCATCTCCTCAGGAGCCGACACGACCTCAGAGAAAAAGGTGTCCCCCACCTCCATCCACCGGTGCATCAGCGTCCCGTGTGACAGGGATGACGATTCTTCCGGCTTTATTGATTTCGCAACGTGGCGAAGATAGAAATACTGGGAGCCACGAGAGGCGTGGTCCCAGAGCTGCGACTTTGACCATCCCGCCGACGAGTGATACGAGTCGTTCGACTCGCCGGCGGTGATGGTCGCAGTCGGGCTAGCAGGCAGTGGGCGATGCAGGACTCGAACCTGCGACCCCCAGCTTGTCGAGCTAGGGGCCAAAGTTTCATCCAAATCGTGGGGCATAATACCTCGCTAGGGTTTCCCTACTCAAGAGATATGAATCCAAATCTTGTAGTTGAGCAATACCTCTCGGGTAGGGGCGCCGTCCCGGAGTACAGAAGGGCGCTGACCCGGCTTGCTGCGATGCTCCCAGAGCTTTCGGCAAAGGCGGTCAATTCGTACCTCCGTGTACGCCAAGAATCCGTGAGTCCGATCACTGTCGCCAACGAGCGCCGAATGATTCTGACGCTCTGGCGGTGGGCTTGGGAGGAGGGCCTTGTCGACTCAGCGCCTCGCGGCGTTCAGCGCGTAAAGGCTCCTCTCGAACCCGTTCGGGCGTGGAGTATCGACGAGTGCCGGGCGCTTGTCAAGGGGGCTGGAAAATTTTTTGGCAAGCACCTCCGGAACGGCGCAGATCTCGGCACTTTCCTGCAGTGCTGGACCGTCCTGGCATACGAGACCGGAGCGCGCTACGGGGACATCTTCAGCTGGACGAAGGACAACATCAGCGCCGGAGCGATCGGGTGGGTGACCTCCAAGACCGGAGTCGTCTGCGCCAGACCGCTGTCTGATGGCGCGCTAGCGCTGGCAGCCAAGATGCTGGAGGCCAGCCCTGACGGTCGCATCTTGGGCTGGGTCTGCTGCCGCCGCCAGAGCTTCAAGTTCATGCGCAAGCTGATCGCTTCCACGCTGAAGGACGGGAGCGGGAAGTGGCTCAGGCGCAGCGCAGCCACGCACGTAGAGATGCAGGAGCCAGGCAAGGCCCAGTGGTTCCTGGCGCACAAGAGTTCCGGAATGGCCGTCCGGCACTACCTGGATCAGCGCCAGCTCGCTCGGGCCACCACCCGGCCGCCGTCCGTGTTTTAGTAGTATTCGCCGAAGCCCATTGTCCGCCTCTGCCGGCGGGCATCGCGAGCTTCCTTCTGTAGCTGGCGGGCGGCAGCCAGCTTCTCCTGCGCGTCGTACGGCACGAACGGCTGCATGGACTCCGGGATATATGGAGAGACGATCTCCCGCGTGTAGGGGGCAACCTGCTCCTGGAGGTTCTCGATGAAGTCCCTCCGGGCCATATCTGGCGTGACGTCTCGCGTGCGCCCAACGCCCAGATTGTTGCCCACCGAATGCACGAGTCTGGTGGGGAACCCAACGCCCGAGTCCTGGTCGGCCAGCTGAGCGGCGAATCGAGCCCCGCGAGCCAGGCCGGGAATCGGCGCCATGTCGATAGCCTTGTCGGCGAGGATCGAGGCAAGTCCGCTGCCGGCGTTCTGGTCTCCCGATGCCGCCCGTGCCAGCTTGCTGAACGCACCGTAGCCGCGACTGCTGGCCTCGAGCGGGGTGCCAGTGAACAGGTCCCGCTGGTTGATGAGCTCGACGCCGGTCTTCAGGAACGGGTTGGCATTCATGGCGAAGTTGCTCAGGGTCATGGCGGGAGACCCGAACTCGATGCCCTGAAGCTGGCTCATGCCCGGCAGATCCACGCCCGTGAAGAACGTGTCGGAGTTGCCGGACTGGTCGGCCAGCCACCCGAAGAGCGGGTCGGCCGGATCAATGCGTGCGGCGAACTGGCGGCGC